TAGAAGTCGTCCATGTAGAAGTTGCCACCAGGACTGTTCAAATTGACGTAGAAGCGGTCCGCAGTGACCAGCGAGCCGTTGACATTATTGAGTCCAGAGAGGTCCATCACCTTCACGCCATTGACGTAGAGCTTGAACGTGCCAGTGCTGCTGCCGAGCACGATCTCGGCCTCGATGTAGTACCACGTAGCAGTGAGGATAATGTTGTTGGCCGTGCTGCCCAGCAGGGTCCCGGTGTACTGGTCCGTCAGGCGGTAGAAGTTGAAGCGACCGTTGGTGTCAAAGTTGAACCCACAGAGTATAGTGCCACCGTTGTACAGCGCCCACGTGCCCTTTGTCCCACTGTTCAGCCCATCAGCATTGAAGGCAAAGCCGAACGCCGTCTGGCCGATGGCCCCTGCTGGCATCGGGAGATAGCCGTTCAGAAAGTTGCCGTTGTTGCCCTCGGACCAGTGGACCGACTGGCCACTGAAGCGCCCGGCTGCCATGGTCGGTCTGTTGCCGAAGCTGCCGTCCAGCACCCACCGCGCGGCCATGCCGGTGCCAGTGCCGACACCGTTGTACATGTCGAAGCCATCAATCATGATCAGGCTCATGGGCGAGTTCCCTTCAGTGAGCCGTACACCGTCCCGGTCAGGCCGTTGAGGTTCGCCGGTGCGATGATTGCGACGGGCTGCCCCAGTGGGATACTGGTACTCGACGCCTTAATGAACGTCGCAGTGAGCGAACTGGCCGCGAAGCGCATGGTGCCGATTGAGGTGCCCGGAGGAGACTGGATGTCGAAGTCAGTCTGGGCCGTGGGTGCACCGGCGAGGGCCGTGTCGCTGTCGCCGATCGTTCCCTGACAGTCCGTGAGGCCGGATGGCAGGGTCCACGCAAGCGGCGTGTCGAAGAATGCGATGGGCTTGCCAGCAGCGGGGTTTGGCCAGAGGAACGCGAAGCCGTACGGAACGGCAGTCGCCGCCGTCGACGTGATATTGGTCCCGGTGCTGTTGGCCGAGCCGATCACGTTCACCGCGACGACGAAGTACGTGTACGCGGTTCCGGCCGCCGCCGTGGTGTCCGTGTACGTCGTCCCGGCGCTCGAGCCGATCTTCGTCGCCGAGCCGAAGGCGGCCCCGGTGCCGTTGGCCCGATAGACGTCATAGTGGTCGATGTTGTCGTTCGCGGAGTTGGCGGTCCAGGTGACGAGGTTGTACCCGGTCGAGGCCGACACCGTGACGCCTGTGGGAGCCGCTGGGACTCCCCCCGCCCCCGTGCCGTAGCCAGCGCCCGACGGTGTGTACGTGTAGGCCGTGCAGAGCGAGAGGTCCTCCACGGCACCGCCGAAGACGTTGAACGACTGGAACTTGAAGTAGAGCGTCTGCCCGATGTACTGAGGCGGCAGGGCGTACTTGAAGATGTCGCTGTCGAGCCGGGCGTAGGCCACTCCCGAGAGGTGGGAGGCGGGGGAGGTTCCGTAGAGCCCACGGTACAGCTGTCCGCCGAGCGTGTAGTGGCTGGTCGTCGTGAGCAGGGCGTCGCGGAACGAGAAGAGCTCGTACGTGCCGCCCGCGTCCTTGACGATGGAGAGCGTGACGGCATTGGCCGCGTCGGTGGCGCTGACACCGGCCAGCTCGCCCGCGCTCTCGGTCAGGTCGACGCCCAGCGAGTGGGTGGTGTCCGGGTTGGTGCCGACGTAGGCCGCGAGGGCGGTCGTCGTCAGGCCCATGCGCGCGGGCGCGTTGATCGTGCCGATCTCGGTGTAGGTGGCGTTGTCGCTGGACACCCAGACGTTGCAGCCGCCCCAGTTGACCGTGTCGACGCCCGAGACTGCGCACCAGACCTCCGGGTCGCCGGCAAGGGTCGACGGCGGCTCGAAGATGATCGGCGCGTTGACGTCACCGGCAGAGACGCCGGAGTTCAGGCCGCCCGGCGTCTGGTCCGGAGCCGTGAAGCCCCCGGCGTTGCTGGCGCTGAGCGCGACCTGCGCGCAGGTGAACTCGAGGTTGCCGTCCTCGTCCTCCTCGAGCGTGTCGACCTGGACCTGCACCCAGCCCATCTGAGGGTCGTAGATGTCCAGCAGGTCCATGCCTTCGAGCAGGCAGAACTCTGGCCCGAGCTTGAACGTGTACTCGTTCGCGCCCCGGAAGGCATTGCGGAGGCACATGATCGTGACGATCTTGGTTGCCATCGTGGGCTCGGTGACCTCGTGGCCCTGGAAGAGGCTGTCCGGAAGGTCGCCGAACTGGTCGACGAGGCCCTGCTCGACGTACTCGAGCGGGACGGCATTGTACTCCTTGTCGCGGCTGAGTATCTCCAGCTGCAGCCTGTTCTTGACCTTGGAGAAGTCCTGGCGCTTGATGAGGACTGGGTCCTCGGGGTTGTCCGGGCTCCCGACGTAGTCGGCGTCCGTCAGCTGGTACGCCGAGACCGTGTTCGGGGCGTAGGTCGCCCCGTTGCCCGTGACGCCCTCGAGCGAGTACGGGATGAACTTGAACGTCGCCCCGTTCCACACGGGCGCGATGTTGAAGAGGTCGCACCACCTCTTGAGGATGCTGAGCCCGTTCTCCTGGCTGGAGAGGACCGGGCTCATGCCGAAGCCCATCGCGGTGCAGTACGTCTGGGACGCCGCGTCTGGCGAGCCGGACGACAGGAGCGTGGTCGTGTCGATCTCGTCCGATGGGAAGCCGCATCCCCAGATCGGGGTCACGAGGTAGTCCTGGATGACGAGCGCGACGTCGGCGTCGCCCAGCCCGCCCGGCGCGGTGTTGTACAGGCGGCACTCGGTCTCGAAGCTGTGCTGCGGCAGCGAGGCCGACGAGCCCAGATCGTACTTCGGGCTGTCCACGTGCACCAGCCCCGGATAGGCGAGGGCCGCGTCCGGGTGGTTCGTGCTGAGGTAGCTCCACGGGCTCTGCGTCTCGGAGCCGTTGAAGAAGACGAGGTTCAGCTTGGAGAGCGACGAGTCCTTGTCGTTGTCGACGAAGACGCGCTGGATGCCGCCGCTGACGCCCTGGCACAGGCCCATCTGCAGCGCGGTCGTGTAGGTGTACTGGGCACCGCCCTTGCCGCCGCCGCCCTTGCCGCCCTGCTTCTGCTTGTGGGACTTGAAGTCACCGTACCAGACGAGATTGGGCGAGAGCCGGCAGAGGCCCCAAGCCAGCGTGACTGGCATGTTGCTGCTGCTGGTCTGGACCTGCAGCGATGAGTACTGGGGCTTGGTGCGCTTGCCGCCGCCGAAGAGGAGACTCATGGGAGGAGGCTCCTGTGCATGTACGTGCGCATGGGCAGGCGCTCGAGGACAGTCCCGGTGATCGGGCTCTCGATGACGCAGCCGTCATGGACGTTGGCGTGAATGATGTGGGGCCACTCGGTGACTATGCCGCCGTGGCTAAAGGTACGGCCGACGCGGAAGACCACCACGGACCCTGGAGAGGGGCTCCAGGACGCGCGGTCGCGCGGGGCCGCCGCGCTACCGTCCGGGTCGACGCGCTCCAGGTGAGCCTCCACGAAGCCCAGATAGCGCTCCTCGCTGCGATGGAGGTGCCAGTCCATCGTGTAGAAGCCCGGATCGAAGTCCTCCGTGAGCCCGGCCTCGACGTGGGCGGCGATGATGACCTGCCCGCAGTCGACACCGTGCCCCTTGACACGCGCCATGTGGTGATAGGGCGTGGCAATCCAGGACCTTCCGGCCGCGATGAGAGCCTCGGCGCTCAGAGTGCCGTCTCCTCTGTCGGGACGAAGGGATAGCCCCGGAACCGGGCCTCGTTGCCGAGGGCGATGCAGCGCGTCAGGCTGCGATCGCATCCCTGGTACGTCGTGAATGTGGCGCCGACGGACGGCAGCTGCTCGAGCGGGCGGCTCAGCGTCAGCGAGACGCCGGGGTTGACGTCCCGGATGGAGCGGACGAGCGTGACGCCAGCGCCGACGACCATGTAGAGCGTCCCGAGCAGCATCGTCGTGCTGGCCCCGGCCCAGTTGATGGTGCTGGCCGTGGAGCCCGCACCGACCGCGCCGTCGACACTGAACAGGGTCCGGTCCAGCTGGCAGCCCGCGTCGTACATCGCGTTCTTGCAGCTGGGCTGGAAGAGCACGGCGGGCATGTCCTTGTCCAGCAGGACGAGGTTCGACCGAGCCTTGAACTTGCAGTGTGAGCGCCCGACCTCGGAGAGTTCCCCGAAGCGCCCGGAGAAGATGCGGCAGCCGCCCATCCAGACCGTCGGGGTGTTGCCGTCGCCCCACTCCGCAGCGAAGTAGCGGTCGCGAGTGATCTTGGCCCCGTCGAAGCGTCCCCAGAGG